AGAATGTGTTGTCAAATATAGTCAGACAAGCTCAAGGAAAAAGACAGGTATAGGAACAGGTAAAGGTATAGGTATAGGTATAGGTAATGGATAACAGTTTAATACAAAACGATGATGATCGAAAACAAATAAGAAATGCAGATGCTCAAATTAAATTAAGGCGGGCAAATGAACTCGCAGATATTAAATTCATGCTTTCATCGGTTCAGTGTAGACGTTTTTTATGGAGGCTGTTATCATATTGCAAGCTCATGGGTAGTATATTTGCTTTATCAGAAGATATTTATTATAACTCAGGACAACAGGATGTCGGACATTTTATTGTATCGGAGATTTGTTCAGCCGATGAAAAAGGATTTTTAAAAATGATGGAGGAAAATTTAAAAGAAAAGGAGGTAGAGTAAATGGCAGAACAGTCATCTACGCTTACAGGAGCAGGGCTTGAAAATAAAACTGTTACTGAGAATAAAAATGAGCAGACACAAGGAGAAATAAAGGACAAACCTTTAACGGTTGTCCAGACACCGATTGTGCCTGATAAATATGAGCTAACACTCCCCGAAGGCTCATTACTGAAACCTGATTACATAGATAAATTTTCTGCTTATGCAAAGGAGAAAAAATTATCCAATGAACAGGCTCAGGAATTATTAAATGGGAGGCATGAAACAGTAAAGGAGTATAATGATTCACAGTGGAAAATGGTTGAAGATGTTAAAGTGGGGTGGATAGAAAAAGGCAAAACCGATACCGAATTTGGCGGTGCTAACTATGAAAAGAATATTGGTATTGCAGTTGAAGAAGCTAAAAGATTTATGAGTCCAGAATTTAAACGAGTGCTCGATGAAAGTGGTATGGGCAATCATCCCGAAGTAATCAGGGTGTTTTTGAAATATGCAAAACTAATAAAAGAGAAGGATGAACTCATAGCAAAATTAAAAGCCAATGATGGTTTCGTTAAGGGTTCAACAGGAGCTGTAAACGAAGTAAAACCTTTACATGAGAGAATGTATCCACCTAAAAATTAAAAAGGAGGTATTAATATGGCGACAATTGGAGCCGCAGCCGTTACGATAGCAGATTATATGAAAGTGATAGGTCCTGATGGGAATATTCCGCCTATCATAGAAATACAGGACAGAATAAATCCAATACTGCAGGATATTCCTTACAAGGAAGGCAATCTGCCTTTAGGTGAGCAATATACTGTCAGGACTGGTCTACCAAGCGTGTTTTGGAGAATTGCAAACCAGGGGAGTCCATCATCTAAAAGTAAGGAAGCACAGATAACAGAATCGTGTGGATTGCTTGATGCATGGTCTGAAATCGATAAAATAGTTGCAGAGATAAATGGCAATACATCGGCTTTCAGGATGGCAAAGGCTGTCCCATTTTTGCAATCAATGAACAAAGAAAAAGCAGAAACGTTGTTTTATGGGAATCAGGGTGTTGCCCCTGCTGAATTTACTGGTTGGAGCCCAAGATATGCCGACCTATCCGCAAATAATTCCAGAAATATTATAGATGTCGGTGGGACCGATTCTGCTGATAACTTGTCTATTTGGCTGATAGTTTGGGGAGATTACAGTGCTTACGGATTCTATCCCAAGGGGTCTCAGTATGGATTGAAACACGAAGATCTTGGAGAGGTAACCGTTGATACTACCGCAGGAATAGGTGGGAGCAGGATGAGAGCCTATCAAGACCATTTTTATTGGCATTGTGGTCTTGCAGTCCCGGATTGGAGGCAGCATGTTCGTATTTGTAATATTGATGTATCTAAACTTGTAGCCCAGGACAGCAATACCCCAGACCTAATCAAGTACATGATAATGGCAACACATAGAGTTGAAAACCTTGATCTGGGAAAACCCATGTTTTATATGAATAGAACCTGTGCTCAATACCTTGACCTGAAAAGAAGGGTTGATGTTCGTGATGGCGGTGGTCTTACATGGGACAATGTTGAAGGAAAGATCGTATACTCGTTCAGGGGTATACAAATCAGGGTTTGTGATGGGTTGCTTGATACTGAGGCAAGAGTAGTTTAATTTAACGAAAGGAGGGTTAATATGCTTGGATTAGATGCATTACATCGATTTAGCGATGAACAATCATTGGTTGCTGGTGCCGTTGCCTCAACTAATGTTTACGACGATGAGCAGGATAGGAATCTCGGTATTGGTGAACCCCTGGGAGTTGCAGTTTTTGTAACCACTGCTGCGGCTGTTCAAACAGGTAGCGGAACTTTTACTTTTGAGCTACAGACAGATGATAATGAAAATTTCAATTCTGCTCAGCTCATCTGTTCAAGGGTAATTCCAGGTTCAAAGCTGACTTCAGGGTCAATTCATATTCTACCATTACCTCACGATCCAGACAGCGAAAGATACCTGCGTATGAATTATGACCTTGCAGGGAACAGTCCAACGTTAGGAGTGAGTGCATATCTGGTGCCAATGAAGAGTGTTCATGCATGGGTTACTTATGAATCACCTGTATCAATTCAATAAGGAGGGAATAAAAAATGGCTTATGATTGGACAAAATTGTATAAAAAGTATAAGGTTCTTGAGGTGAAAGGAACTGTTATTTATGAGGATAATGTTATCCCCGATGAACTAACAGTTGCACTTACCAAGTTTTCTGAGGTAGCTCTTGCGGATAAATTTAAAGAGCTTACCGAGGAAAATGCTGAGTTCGTTCTTGTATGGCAGTTGAATCAGTTAAGGGCATTACTGGGGTTAAAACCATTAACTAAATAATAAGGTAAAGGTAGAGGTAGAGAATAAAACTTTACCTTTACCTTTACCTGCTTTATAGGAGGAGATATGAAAGTTATAGCAACACAGACAGGATATTATAATCATGTCCGTATTAAAGAAGATGGAGTATTTGAATTAACAGATGAAAAGCATTTCAGTAATAAATGGATGAAGAAAGCAGAAGAACCAGGTAATCCAAAATCCGTTTCAGTTGATTTTGAGTTTGATTCAAAAACAGGTAAACTCAGAAAAGGATAATTATGACAGTATTTTATGGTAAAAGACCCCAACCAAAAGGAATTGGCAGCAGAATAAAGGTAATTACTCCTGTTTCCTATATACCGTTTATTTTAGACACATTAGCGGCATCAGGAGATATAACTTTTAAAACATTTACTGACAATGTTTACGACGATGAGCAGGATAGGAATCTCGTTCCTTTACCTCTACCTGCTTCTCTACCAGAATCTATTAAAAAAAAAGTTTAATAGACAGAATTAAACAATTATGGAACTGTTTAAAACAATGTTTTTGGGAGTCTCAAAAACGGTAATGCTATGCAAACAAAAACCTCAATATCTAATCTTGCATTGTCACATCTTGCAGTCGGAAAAGAAATATCAAGTATTGAAACAGAGAATAGTGAGGAAGCAAGAGTATGCAGGAGATTTTATGATATAGCCTTACGAAAAACCCTCCGTGAATTTATAGCCGATTTTTCTACTCGGATTATTGCTCTTCCCCTTATTGAATCAGACCCCAATAGCGAATGGGGTTATTCATATCGTTATCCTAATAATTGTCTATTAGTGCGAAGAATACTATCTGGTGTAAGAAATGATAACAGACAATCCCGAATACCGTTTAAAATATCAAGCGATAATCAGGGCAGGGCAATATGGACTGACCAGCAAAACGCTGAAATAGAATATACTCACGAAATAACAGACCCTAATTATTTTCCCGATGATTTTATTCTTGCCTTTAGTTATTATCTTGCCTTCCTTATTTCACCAAGGGTAACTGGTGGCGACCAATTTGCTTTAGGTAAAAGAGCTTTTGAATTATATCACTTAGAAATCAATAAAGCTCTTGCCCAATCCGCAAATGAATCACAGGTTGATGAAGAACCTGATTCGCAATTTATAAGAGAACGAGGATGAAATCAAGACAATTAAGTTTTAGTGGTGGCGAAATATCACCAGCTTTATATGGCAGAGTTGACCAAACCAAATACGAAACAGGATTAAAAATATGCCGAAACTTTATTGTAATGAGGCATGGCGGTTTATCAAATCGTGCCGGTTCAAGTATAGTTGCAGAAGTAAAAGATAGCACCAAAAACACCCGCCTCATTCCTTTCATATTCAATCCAACACAAACCTATGTCCTTGAAGTTGGAGACAGGTATATGAGGCTCATACGAAATGGCGGACAAATAACTTTACCTGCCGTTAATATCATAAATATCTCCAAATCAAATCCAGTTTACATTTATGCAGTTGGACATAATTGCAATAATGGGGATGAAATTTATATTGAAGGTATACAGGGAATGACTGAACTAAATGGTAGAAATTTTATAGTTAGTAACAGAACTCCCACTACTTTATCTTTGCTATATAAAGATGTTAATTATGGACAGCCCGTTAATGCCAGCAATTTTAATGAATATACGGGTTTAGGCACGGTCAATAAAATTTACGAAACAGAAACTCCGTATCTTGAAGAAGATATTGACGATTTAATATATATACAATCTGCCGATGTAATGACGATTGTTCATCCTAAATATAAAGTAAGAGAATTAACGAGAACTGGGCATACAAATTGGGCATTAAATGTTGTCGGATTTGGTCCCTCAATAGCATCTCCTACAAGTGTAGTAGTTACAAAAGGTGGGGCTGGCACAAATACATATAAATATAAAGTAACTGCAATTGATATCGCTACATTAGAGGAATCCTTGCCGTCATCAGCGGCAGAAACTACATCGGCAGCGGCGCCCACAACTTCGGCTCCCCATGTTCTAACGTGGGCAGCAGTGACAAATGTTTTACAATATGAGATTTATAAAGAACAGGATGATTTCTATGGCTGGATAGGGACAGCGGGTTCTACAGGTTTTGATGATACAGGATATTCAATAGATGCCTCAGATAACCCCCCCAATGACAGACAGCCATTTGAAGCAAATGATGACTATCCATCTGCTGCTACATATATACAGCAAAGACTATTATTAGCAGGCTCTAACAATAGTCCATATACCTGTTATGGAAGTAAATCGGGTTTATTAAAGAATTTTATGATTTCATCACCTCTACAGGATGATGATGCCATTACTTTTCCAATATTGGGAGGGCAGGTAAATACAATAAAACATTTGCTTGATATAGGAAAATTATTAGTTTTTACAAGTGGAGGGGAATTTTTCGTCCAGGGTGATAATGCGGGAATACTTACACCTACAACAATAAATCCAGTTGCACATACTTATAATGGCAGTGGTAATCTCCGACCCTTGGTAGTGGATGGTTCAGCAATTTATTTGCAGGCACGGGGGTCAGTTATAAGAGATCTAGGGTATGACCTTCAAACCGATAAGTATAAAGGCAATGAATTAACTATATTCGCATCACATTTATTTGAAGGACATACAATTATTGATTGGGCATATCAGCAAATACCACATTCAATAATCTGGGTTGTCAGAGATGACGGAGTTAAGTTAGGTCTTACTTATGTAAAAGAACATCAAGTCGTGGGCTGGCATGAACACGATACTGATGGTCTTATTAAAAAAGTATGTACAATCCCTGAAGGTCTGGAAGATGCCCAATATAATATAGTCCAAAGATTGATTAATGGCAGGCAGGTTAAATACATTGAAAGAACGAATACAAGATTGGTCACTGATATTAAAGATGCCGTATTCATGGATTCATCAATAACTTATGATGGCAGAAATACAGGACTTGCAAATGTTAGCCTTGCTGGTAGTTCTACATGGACTTATGAAACAGATTTAACCTTAAATGCGAGTTCATCAATATTTACCATTGATGATGTCGGCGACCACATAATAATATCAGATCAAACTGATACGCTGAGATGTGAGATTAAATCTTGGACGAATAACAAAAAGGTCGTGGTCCGACCAAATAGAACTGTCCCTATTGCATTAAGAAATCAACCCACTACATCATGGGCAAAGGCTATAAGAGAGGTCGGCAATCTCTGGCATTTGGAAGGGAAACGAATATCAGCATTAGGCGATGGTTTTGTTGTCGCTAATCCCAATAATAGCGAATATCAATCTCTTACTGTTACAAGTGGGGCAATAACATTTGCTGAACCATATTCTGTTATTCATGTTGGATTGCCTTATAATTCTGATATGCAAACACTTAATATTGATGATGATGGCAAACAATCTACCATTGCAGACTTAAAAAAGAATATCAGTAAAGTATCTTTACTTGTTGAATCAAGCAGGGGTATCTGGGCTGGACCCGATGAAAACAATTTAGACGAATCCAAGTTAAGAGAAAGTGAGGGTTACGATGACCCCATCGCACTTAAAACTGATTTAATAAGTATAAACATAAAACCCGAATGGAACTCAACTGGTTCAATTTTTATCAGACAATTTGACCCATTACCTTTGAGTATATTATCTGTAACGGCTGGAGGGTTTATACCCTTACCAAAAACAAATTATGAACGTTCCAAGTAAAACACAAGATATAGATACTGCAATAAATAATCCTACAACAGGTGCAACTGACTATTCGGGGATGTTAGCATCACTTACTGCTATCAGCACAATAGGTAGTGCTATAACTGGTTATATCTCTGGAAACATAGCAGTTGAGCAAATGCGAACCAATGCTAACATTTCCAGAATAAACAGGGCTATGGCTGAGCGTAGGGCAGTAATGATTGAACGAATAGGGGAGATACAGGCAGGTTTAACTGAAACACTTGCAACTGAAAGAGTAGGGGAAATACAAAGGACTGTGGCGGGCAGAAAAGAAACCACAGAAAAAATAAGCACTGCTGAAATAGGGGCAATTGAAAGAGCGACAGATAAAGAAACTTCTGCAATTGATAGAATCATAGCAAGAGATATTGCCCATATAAAGGGTTTAACTGAATCAAATATCAAAAGGATAGAGAGGAAGATAGACATAGAAAAATCATTTTTATCTGAAATAGGGCAGGAACAGATACAGGGAGTCCGAACAAAACAAAAACTTAGTGTGGGACAGCAAAGGGCGAGAGCAGGAGCCCAGGGGCTTTTATTTGGTGAGAGTTCGGCAAATGATGTTATCGCTGATATACAGGGTTATGGCGATGACGATATTAAAAGTCTTAAAAACGATATCGTGCGTAAAGCATTTGGTATCGATGACCAAGGGACAAACGAAATATTTATGATGAAGATGCAGGGCGTTGACAAAGAATTAGGGACAAGACTCACAGGACATGAACGAGTAAGCGGACTCAAAATGAAAGGACTTTTAGAAACAGGAAAAATCAAAATACAAAGCATGAGAGAGATTGACGATTTACAAAGAGAAGGTATGGGCGGAGTCTATGAAACAAGGTTAGGTGGCATGGAAAGGGCGTTTGCATACAGGTCTGGTGCAAGGACTGAGGCATTGGCTTCAAGGATGCAGGGGTATGGATATGGTATGCAGGCATCCGAATTACAAACGCAGTCAATACTTACAGGTATAACAGCAGGTGCAAGAACTACAGAAACGTTGCTTACTGGTGGAATCAGGACATTAGGTTATTACCGTGAAATGAAAAAGGAATGATATGCCGATAATACCAAAAACAAATACAGAACAATATGGCGGGCAATTACCAGAAACAAGACTGCCCTTATCTGGTGTCCAGCCGCCAGATTTAGGCATGGATAAAGTAATGTCTGCAACCGAAGAATTTTTACTCCGTGAAAAACAAAAGGCAGATGACCTTGCCATTAATGAATATAAAATTAATTTAACCAATGAGTCATTAAATATATTTAACGAAAGCAATAAAACAAAGGGATTAGATACGATTGGTCTTACTGAACAAGCGTTAAAAAGATTTAACAACTTCGCAGTTAAAGGACAAGGCAATGCTGCTAATCAAACACAAATAACGGAATTTAGAAAAGTTGCCCTTTATGAAGGCGTAAAAATCAGAGGGCATACAGAAGAGCATACAAGGGTTGAAATAGAAAATTATGCCGACGAACAAGACAATAGAATTATTGCCCAGCAACAGGATTATGCACTCGTAAATAAAAAAGATGTTGAGGCAGTTAGTATTTCTATTGGTAAAATATTAAAGCAAATTGAAGCAAGAGGAATGAGGAAGGGATGGGGAGATAGTGCTATTGCAATGGAACAGGTTAAAACAAGAAGTTCAGTGCATAAAGCTATTATCAAATCCTATCTTTCAGGAGGTCAGGATTTATTCGCTAAACAATGGTATGACGATAATTATGAGGTAATCACTGGTTCTGATAGGGATGAAATAGAACCATTAGTAACTGAATCAAATATAAATGGAGCAGGTGAAAGAATTGCAACGAAGGTATGGGAATTACATAGACCAGACGTATTCAATAAAAGGATTAATGAAGAAACGATTCTTAAAGAATTAAAAGAACAATCAGAGGGTAGCGATAAAATATTTGATGCGGCTAAAATAGCGTTTCATGAAAAACTTGATGCGTATCGACGTGATGAGGCAGATTTTAATAATGCAAATTTAAATGAAGTTTCAATGATGCTTCAAAACAATACTTCTTTATCGGTAATAAGAAGGAACACAGCTTTTCTTAATTTACCTGGTGTGATGGGGACGAATTTTATTACAACATGGGAAAATAATTTATCTATAAAAGTTGAGAGAGAGAGAAAAGAAAGAGAAAGAATAGAGAAAGAGGAAAGCGATAAATTGGTAGGAACATTAAAACAAAAAGCAAATAATGATGAAGTGGTTACTCAGAATGAAATTAATGAACTTCCTAATATAAGAGATAGAATTGATGTTGAAAACTATATAAAGAACATAGAGAAAGAAAAAATGGCTACAGCTGAAAAGAAAAAGAAAGAGGTAACCGAAAAACTAAAAGGAATAGTTAGAATGACGATATTTGATAAGCCTTTTACAGAATTAGAAAAAATGCGAGAATTTATTGCTTTAGATGAAGGAAGTCAGGTTGAATTGTTAAAAGAAAAGAGAACGGAATTAGAAAGAGTTGAAAAGGAACGCAAAGAAGCCTTAAAAAACGATGAGAATGAAAATGTTCGGGCTGTTTATGGGTTGGTTGAGGCTGGTGCGGATTGGAATGCTGTATCTGAATCTCCTAAATATATAGCCATTAAGGACAATGAAAAGAAACTTACAATTCAAAATATTTTCAAGAATAGAAAAGAAAAAGAGGAGGTAGATGAAAGAATAAAAACAGGCGAGGCAAGAGCTGTAAGAGCTGAGGAAAGAGTTGGAAGGACAGAGGCGACAAGAATAGAAAAAGAGGCTGCTGAAAAGAAAAAGACTAAGGCTTTAAATGAAATAGATGGGGCAATAGAAGGCGGAAAAACATTATCACAAATAAAGGAGTTATCTGCCTATCAAAGTTTAACTTATACAGAGCGGTCTGAAAAGATGGATAAGCTTGAAACAAAAGCAAAGGCAAAAGAGAAAGAAGCAGAAGCAGAATTAGAGAAAGAGAGTAATAGAAAGCAAAAAGAATTAATCAAGGAAGTTAGAGATAAGGTAAAAGAGGGTTTAAAGGTTGTAGATATAAAAGAATATGACAGCTTAGAATCAGCGAACCAGATGACAATAGATGATTGGGTAGAGGCGAGAGGTGAAAGATTGGATGCTAAAGCCGAAAAAGAAAGGAACAAAGCTAAGGCTGGGGCTAAAGAGCAAAAAACGGAGAAAGAAGAACGCATTGAGGAGGCTGTAGCTACGGCAAGGGCAGAAAATAAATCTCTATCCCAGATAAATGCCATACTCAAACAAGAAGGAGCAACCGCAAAACATTCAGGAGAAATATTAAAGAAGATAGAAGACGAAGAACATACCAAAAGAGAAAGAGCAAGGACAGAAGTTGAAAGAGCAATTGAAAAATTAAAGGATGAAAAACAGGTAAAGCAAAATAATTTATTAAATAAAGTATATGAAGAAGTTAGCACCGGGAAAGACCCTAAAACAATTATAGAATACGATTATTTAAAAGTAGAAAGTAAAAGGCTCCTTGATTCTTTATATAGAACTGAAACCGATTACAAGGAAGCTAAAGCCGAGAAATTACTTAAACGGGAAATAGAAAAAAACAGGCAAATAGTTATTGCTTTAACAAGAGCAGATAAACCTTATAACGATACTGAGGCATTTAAGTCATTGCCACCAGATGAGCAGGAAAAAATTGATGAAGGCGTGAGAATGAAGAAGCAAATACTGGAAAGCATAAAAGCTCAAGCATTATCAAATATAGAAAAAAATGCAGTGAATGATGTCGCTGAAATGATTGTTGCGGGAAGGAAAATAGAGGAAATTAAAACAACTGGTGCATGGGCTAATTTACCTGGGACGGCAAAACAATCTGTAATGGAAAGCGAAGACAGAAAGAAGGAAGAGGCAATTAGGGAAGCTGAGGCTTTAAAAGAAAAAGCCGAAAAGAAAACCATTAGTGAGAAGTTAGGAATATTAGGAACAGATTTACTTGAAAATGTTAATTATAAAGCAGCCAATAATATTAAGACTATCAAAGAACAAATCAATCATCTTAGGAATGTAAAAAATTCACAGGCGTATATAGAATTAGGGAAGATTAATCCCGAAAGACGAAATGATTTTGATGACAAAGTAATACAACCGCGAATTGAGGAATTAGAGAAAAAAATTGAAGATATAGAAAAAACGAATACCGAACTTAATCAGACACTTCAGTATGGCAAATTTTTAGCTAATCCTGAAGATGATGCCCATACAATTCCGAAACTTAACACATTATTTATAGAAGGAAACCTATCCAAAGTTCAATATGAATCTGCTATGGGCATGAAACAGAAAAGAGACCCATTGAAAGACCCAAGACTTGCTGTTGCTAATAAAATAATTAATGATTTATATGAAGGTAAACAATTCAGTGGTGATGTTACAGAAAATAATATGGCATATCTTGAGATAATGGATATATTAAAAGATGTGATTAATACGACTTATACCGAAGAAAGTGATGATAAATTTGATAAAAAATTAAAAAGTTTCATGGAGATAATACAGAAAAAACCTGAGAGTGGAATACTGAATTGGCTCAGTGAATGGGGAAAATCCATGTCCAACTTATTTGTTTATGGAAAGTTTTTACCTTCACCCGATAAAGACCCTGTGCAGGAAAAAATTAATAAATTAAGGGAGGTATGGGAGTTAGAATCTCCTATACCAAAAACAGAAACTCAGGCTCCTAAATTAAAGTATGGTAATAAAGAAGCAGAAAAAAGTCCTGAAAATACATGGTTTGAGAGAGCAAGACGAATGCCTGAAAACAAAAATTATACAGATGAACAATTGAGAAGGGCAGAAAAGAAAAGGAAAAATAAATAATGCCAGAAGTTCCGGGAATAAAAAATAAGCTCAAACTCGTTGAGAATGATGATGACGTATCGGGAATTATTGACCCCGATGCCGATATAGTAGGTGTTGTTGACCCCGATGATGACCCCGATTCAGATATAGCAGGTGTTGTTGACCCCGATGAACTTTCATTAAGAACCGCCCCCGAACCAACATTTACTGAGAAAATAAAATCAGGAATTAGAACTGTATTACCTGATTGGATTAATGAAAGTATAGGCACTTCTAAAATAGACCCCCATAAAGCCACTCAATCCATATTAGATGCTGAAACCTTATCAATGCTCACGGGCAAGAATATAAGACCATCACAGATATATGACCAACAGGAGAGTATTGAAGAAATACTTAAAGGTGGAAAATATGATACATGGGGACAAGTAGCGGGCAAAATGTTTAAGTCGTTATACCCGGCTTGGATGTTAGGAGGTTCTGGTCTTGTGCAGGAATTTGAAGAGCTTATGACCCCACCTCTGCAAGGGGAAATTAAACCCGAATTATTGGAAGGGTATGAGGGACCAAGACCATTTGTAA